CCCGCCATGCAAGCCGCCGTAGACGATGTTTCAAAGGACATGCTCCGCTACATCAAGCGCAAATTTGAGGAAAACGCAGGACTTCGGAAGCGGAAATCCAAAAATTGATTTGCGCGATGCGTAAAAGATGCGATTATCCCGCCATGAAACCGATGCTTGCGCAAGACTGGGACTTTACCGCCGATCCTACTGGATGGCTGGTCTCGGAAAAGCTCGATGGCGTCCGCGCCATTTGGGACGGCTCGCGGTTCATTTCCCGCAACGGTCGCGAGTTTCCCGCCCCGGCTCATGTCATCGCCGCGATGCCCTCGGGCGTCATCCTCGATGGCGAGCTGTGGCTTGGCCGGGGGCGGTTCCAGGAAACCGTTTCCGCCGTCCGCCGTGGCGATTGGTCCTCGCTTCGCTTTATGGTCTTTGACGCCATCCGCCCCGGTTCGCTACTCGACCGTATCGCCTTCCTCGGGTGCCTTTCCCTGCCCCTGTTCTGCGAGATCCTCCCGCAACAGATTTGCGCAGGTGAGGATGACTTGGACCGTCTCGAAAGCGAGATTCTGGAAGCGGGCGGGGAGGGGCTTGTCCTTCGCAATCCTGCCAGCGTTTACGAGCATCGTCGGAGTCGTGAAATGCGGAAGCTCAAGCGGTTTTGCGCAAGCGAGGCGACCGTCACCGGGCATGATGGCTCAACGATCTTGGCCGAAATGATGGGCGTTCCGTTCCGCGTTGCTGGTCGCGGCGAGCTTCCCGAGGTTGGCGCGGAAATCACCGTCTCATTTTTTGGCCTGACCGATGACGGAATGTTTCGGCATCCGTCGCTTGTTGGGGTCCGGGATTACGAGTAATCAGGCGGAGCATACAAAATGAGCGAACGCATCAAATTAGAATCCGAAAAAATCGCATCCGAGGTTTTGCGATTTGCCGAAAAAACCGAATGGACCGGCCAGGCTAACGTGATTTTTACCACCCCCGGAGTTGGCGCGGCAATCGCGAGGCGGCGAAACATTCCCGAGTCCCCATTGATTACTAATCTTGACGGTTTCGCCATCGTCTACATCTACGGCTCGCCAACGTGGTATATCGGCTCGATGAGTCCGCCTCCCGTTTGCTTGCCCGGCGTGGCGAAGTAATCAATCCTCGACCTCGACCGGGGCCGGAGCCGCAACCGGCGCAGGAGTCCCCTTCGGGTCGGTCGGAAGCCCCGCCGATTCCAACGCGGCAACATCGCCCTCGTTCTCGTCCAGCACTTTCGCAAAGTCTTTTCCGCGCTCCCGGCACACGTTCTGACGCGAATTGATGCCGAGCGTAATCTCTGCCGCCGCCGCCTCAACGTCCTTAAGCGGGTCCACCCATGCCCAAGTCCGTCCGCTGAACTCAGCATGGCAAACGCGCTCAAAGTCGAGAATCGAAAGCCCTTCAATCTGCCCGGTAATCAAGGCCATCCGCAAGGCGCGTTCGTAAACCGGAGCCTCGAAAGAGTCGATGAACCAGGCTTGAATGACGCGCCATGTATCGCGCTCCGACAAGACGCCTTGCCGAATTGAAGAATACGACACGCCCTCAAGGTCACGGGCGACGGTGTTATAGTTCACGATCACGCCAGCGCAAACGCCGCGCAGAATCGCCTTGCGGAAGTCCGGGTAATTCGCGTTGGGGTGGCTCGGGTCGATGAAATGCGGCTCAATCCCATGCGGCAAAACTTCCCATTCGCCGGGAGTCTGAGGCGCAACGATGTTTCCAAGCCCGTCATCCTCGCCGGTGTATTGTTGCTCGCCGGACTGCTTGAAAAACCCGTGTTTATTCGCACCAATGCGGGCGGAAATGACTTCTGCTTCTTCAAACTTCGACAGATGCCGAAGCCGCGTCATAATCGGCGCAAGCCACGAGAAGCCCTGGGACTGCGAGATCCGCCGCGCAAAGAACAGGTTCAGCATGTCCCGCGCCTCGACCGGAACCGTTTCATACTGCTTCCACTGCCAGCTTTTCGGATCGCCTTTGCGGAGATGGTAGCGGATTGGTTCATCCCATTCGTCGAACTCGACAGACATGGAAATACGCTTTGCCGGGTCTGAGTATTTCGGATCGAGGAAATCGGTTTCAATGCCTTGGACCATGAACCCATCTTTTGCCTTTGGAATCCCGTCAACAAGGCGGATAAGAAAGCCCCCATCCCGCGCCATTGTTCGCATAGTCAAACGCTCAAACTGCTGGCGGGAGTGTTGCCGGGTAACGTCAAAATTCCCTTTTTTGGAATGATCCGCCCACCATTGCGCGATCTTTTCGCAAGCGTCCGAATCGAGCTTGTTCGCAATGCCGCCCTTGTTCCGCGCGTCCGCTTTGCGCGCCATGGGTTTCAGCATGATCCCCGATTGGCCGATGACGTTGGATTCAATCTCGGCGAGGATGCTTTCCGCATAGCCGTCGTTGCGCTCAAGGTCGCGGGCGCGGGAGCGGAGCGAGTCAATATCGCTCCGAAGGAACTTGTCCGCCGGGCCTTCGTTGGCTACCCAATCGGACGTATAGCGGGAGCCCTTCGCGCCATCAAATCCGCGCTTTGCTTCGGGTTTCTTTCGGAAAATGTTGAAAATGTTCATTCAAATCGGGGAAGGACGCGGCGACCAGTTCCAAGACCGGCGGCGGCGCGCTCTTTGGTTTGCTCGTTTTGCACGTCGCGACGGTATTCGGCCAAAAGCTTTCGGGCCTCGGAAATGGCAATTTTCGTAATCGGGACGCCGCCGACAGTGTAGCTTTCAATTCCGCGCCCTTCCTCGTCGTGCAATCGGCCTTCAATGTGGGCCTCAAGCAGCTTCACCATTTTCCGCGCGTGACTCTCGCGGGCGGGGCGGTCAATCGGGGCTTTTAGCGTGACTGTTCCGCAATCGACCGTTTCCCGCTCGCCGTCCAGATTCGTGATAGCCGCGACAACATAGATGCCCTCGGGAGCTTCCAAGGTTTTCCCGGGCGCAACCGTGACCGTCCAAGCCGCTCCCGAAATGCTCGGATCGACTTTGAAAAGATGCCCGGTATCCGCGTGACGGAACACAACCTGTCCAGTGGAACCGGCGGGAATCGTCAAATCGAACTCAAGCGTATCGCCGCAATAGGCGGAATCGGGAAGCGATGCCATGCGGGAGGTTGAGCAAAAAGCCGGAAATCCGCAACTAGGTTTAATCTAGGACGAAATTGCGGGGATTTAAGGGCGGTTCTTTGCCATTTCCGCCATTGTTTCCGGCATTTCCGGCCATCTTTTTGGCGATTAATTCAAAGGCCGGATTGAGTTTCCGACATGCCGCCTTGGCATAAACGCGAACGTCAAGCGGTTCATTCCGTAGACGGTTCGGGTTGGAAAAGAATTGCTGGAATGAACCGTCCGAGGCTTTCTTCAGTTCGACATCCTCAATCAAAAGCCGCTGGAAATACTCGACCCCGTAGCCGAATCCTAGCGGGTAGTGCATGTAATTCTGAGGGGCTTGCCCGGTCTTTTGATCGCGACGAAGCCGCGAGTTTTGGTAGATCAACGCCTTGGCCTCATGCGTTCCGATTTCGTAGACGGTATCCCGCTTGATGACGGTCGGTTTGCCGACAATTGGCTTTCCAAGGATGGTTGATCCGATAATCGGGAAAATCCCCCGCGCCTGCCGTTCGCGCGTGAATTGCCGGACGAAATCGGGGCGGAATTTGGAGTCAATAAAGACGCAAGCGGCGCGAAGAACCTTTCCGCTCGGATGGTGGAACTCGGCGAGCGAAAGCTTGTCCATTTTCCGCCACACGTCCGGCTCGGAAGTGTTCCCGCTGAGGACGTGGTAGCCTAGCCCGTATTCCTGTCCGTCGATTCCGAAGCCGACGAATTCGGCTTCTAGCCGGTCACCTTGAACGTCCACGCCAGCCGTGACGACAAGGACGCCTTGCGGAACCTTCCAAGCGTTTTCGCCGATGGCCGTCAGGTAGTCGTAAGCATCCGCCGCCAACCCCATCGGATCGGGCTTTTCTTCTTCCGGAGGTTGATACGTTTCCGCGTCAAAGGTGTTAATGAAAACCTTCTTTTCCCGCTCTCGGTTTTCGGCCTTTTCAATAGCCATCTCTTCCGAGGCGGCCCAGTGAAGATGATTCGCAAACCCCTTTTGCGCCGGATGAGGCGACATCATTCGCGAGCCGTGAAAACCGGCGATCCCTGTAAATGGCCGCGTTGCTTCCCACCTTCCGGCTTTAATCATCTTCACGCGGTCATCGTCCGTAATTTTGCATCCGTTCACCGGGCATTCAATCCAAGCGTCCTCCGGCTTGTGCCGATCATAGCGGAGTTGCCGACGATGCAAAACAAACTCTTCCCGGCAATGCATGCACGGAACTTTCCACACTCTGTAATCGCTTTGAAGAAGCAGGCTTTCAATCTTGGACTCGCCTTTCACTGACGGGTAAGACGCCGCAATCCGAATCGTGTCGGGATACTCCGAGCCCCGGACCCAGAGAATTTTAAGAATGTCGCCTTCGTCGGTTTGCGTTGATGGGAAAGCGTCGATTTCGTCGGCGATGATTAGATTCCCCTTGGCCCGCCTCGCCTCGCCGGGTGACGATGCGCCAAAGGCATTAAGAAGCCCGCCCGGGAAAATCTTGTGAAGGATCGTATTGCCGCTTTTCCGCTTGCCGTCGCCATCTCCAATTAACTCGGATAATTCCGGGGTTGGATTCACAAGCTCGCTTGAAAGCGTTTCCTTGGACCACTTCTCAGCCTGGGAAATCGAAGGATACATCACCAGAATCCGCCGAGGCACCTCCGCGATGGCGTGTCCAATGATGTTCATAAAGAC